CCCACGCTGGTACGTTTTAGCTTCTGACGGTAAGTGGAAGCCACAGGTATAAAATGGCTAAAGAGTTTACAGAGGCCGGGCTATTTGATTACATTAAGACACGCTACTTAGAGGATTTAGAGATGAGTAGCGATGCCTTCGAATATATAGATGCAACCAGCCAGGGCTATCGGTTAATCATCGAGCTAAAGTGCCGCCATACACACTATGACGAGTTAATCCTGGAAAAGGATAAGCACGAGTCACTGGTACAACAGGCGGACAAACTAGGCTTTACGCCGTTTTATATCAATTCAACGCCTGAGGGCATATATGCGTTTAACCTACGCAAGATAAAGGTCACTTGGACCACGCGAAAACTGCCGGCATCAACCTATAACAAGACTATCCCGGTTGATAAAACGGTCGCGTATTTACACATAGACGAGGCGGTAAAACTGTAATGGGAGAATTGACGTTTATTAAAGATGGCTACGCAACCACGATCCACGATGACGGAAATATAACCGTGGTAGCTGCTCAATATTGCGATCAATGCAAAAGCTGGCAGACAGGACTGGGTGGATTCAATGTACGCGATGTGACCGGCGAAGTCGTAATGTGGCTGTGTGCCGATTGCAGGGCGTAATGACCACATATAAATACGAGTGCCGTAAATGCAAGAAGGTAACCGAACAAATCGAACGCATCATTACGGACAACCTGCCGCCTAACGTTAAAACCCTGCAATGTACTAAATGTGGGGTTATGGGCGTATGTCTAATGGAGTCCCAGGATGCCGATGTATGAATATGAGTGCGTTATGTGCAATATACGCTACGAGCTAGAGCAACCGATTACATCCGTATCGGCCCCTATGTGCTGTGGTACGCATATGCGCCAGGTTTACCACGCGCCTGGTATCAGCTTCAAAGGAACCGGATGGGGTCATCAGTGAGCGAGACTCTAGATATGGAGTTCGGCTATAACTTGATCGATACGGGCTCATCGGACGATTACTACACACCAGCGCATATATTCGAGGCGTTAGGTATTGAGTTCGATTTAGACGTAGCCTCGCCTGAGGGTGGTATTCCGTGGATTCCGGCTAAACGCCACTACACAATTATCGATGACGGCTTGGCTTCGCCTTGGGATGGTACGGTGTGGATGAATCCGCCGTACTCGTCACCGCGTAAATGGATTGAGAAGTTTATAGAGCACGGTGACGGCATATGCCTAGTACCTACATCGAAGGCTAATTGGTTCAAGCAGGCCTGGGATCAGGCCGACGGCGTTATGTGTATGGACCCGGCGCTTAAGTTCGTCCGTGGTAATAGCTTCGCGCAGATTCAATATCTGACCATTATGTTCGCGATGGGCGATCAATCAGTAGCTGCGTTAAAGCGTTCAGGGTTAGGTAGGGTGCGATGAATAAGTTATCCACAACCCCTAATAACCTGTGGACAACACGCCGGCAGCCCGTTAAAGTTATCCACATTATTGCTTTGTACTTGACCTATGGGATACGCTCCATACGCGCTGGCGAGCCGCTGAGGCGTGTAGCTCGCAGGCGCTGTTTGGTGCTATTGGGTGCGCTCTGTGTATTAGGCACAACACCAGCCTCAGCTATAAACACACCAAAAGACATTAATAACTATAAGTTATATGCACACTTTAAACTAATAGATGCCAAGGAATATAGATGTTTAGAGCTCCTATGGACACGTGAATCACAATGGAATCCAAGAGCTGATAATCCTAAATCTACAGCCTATGGAATCCCACAAATGCTACGAATGAAGGAACGTGATCCATATAGGCAGATAGATATTGGGCTTCGCTATATCAAACACAGATACGAGACAGCCTGTAATGCGTGGGCACACCATAGAAAGACTGGTCATTACTGATGGTGCACGGTAGGCAGGACCCTAGATTAACCAGGAAATACAAAGCTCAAAGGTTAGTCGTGCTTAATAGAGATGGCTGGACCTGTGCGTATTGTGGGCAAGATGCCACCACGGTAGACCATATCCAATCAATTAAACACGGAGGCGATCCGATTAGCCTTGAGAATATGATCGCTTGCTGCAAGCGCTGTAATAGCTCTAAAGGTTCACGTTCACAGGGGGTTTTTTTAGCGTCGAAGTCTACCCCCCCTGCCTTTCCGAGCAATTCCTCCCCGAAAACCACCAGTACGGTCCCAGCCGGTCCGTGCGTAGGCCAGATTGAACAGGATTAGTAAATATATGACCCAGACCATTACACCCCGTAAGGGGGCTACTGAGCCTCGATTACATAGCCCGTATCTCACGGGCCACACTCGCGGCGATGAGATCGCACAGCTAGCAGAAAGTATTGGACTGCCCTTGCTGCCGTGGCAAGATTTTGTAATTCGGGATATGACCACCGTGGACGATGAGGGTATGTTCATTCGCAAGACCAATCTGGTTCTCTGTGCCAGACAACAAGGTAAAACGCATTTGGCCAGAATGATGATGCTCGGGCATTTATTCTTATTCGATAGTCCTAACGTGCTCATTATGTCCTCAAACCGATCAATGGCTTTGGACACCTTCCGCCAAGTGGCCTATGCCATCGAGGGTAGCGACGAGCTAAGCCGTCAGGTTAAACAGATCCGCTTTGCCAATGGCACCGAGTCAATCGAGCTAAAAAATGGCCACCGCCTGGATGTGGTTGCAGCTACGAGAGACGGCAGCCGTGGACGTACCGCCTCGCTGCTCTATATTGACGAGGTACGCGAGATTTCAGAAGAGGGCTATCGCGCAGCTACACCGACCACCAGAGCAAAGCCAAACGCTCAGACCCTACTGACTTCCAACGCCGGCGATGCGTTCAGTACCGTCCTTAATGATCTGGTCGAGCGCGCTAGAAGTACGCCGCCTCCATCGTTTGGCTACTATGAATATTCGGCTCCACCCTTTGCCAAGATTACAGACCGCGACGGCTGGGCCTATGCCAATCCGGCCCTTGGCTATACGGTCACCGAGGCGGCATTAGAAGAAGCCGTTAGTACGCAACCAATCGAGACCACCAAGACCGAGATGCTTTGCCAGTGGATTAGCTCTACGGCTAGCCCCTGGCCACATATGGCCGTCGAGGATGCCGGTGACAAAGACCTCAAACTTGTACCCGGTCCGCTTACCGTATTCGCCTTTGACGTGGGACCGAGCAGGCGCGATGGTTCGCTTGTAATGGGCCAGGTTATGCCTGACGGGCGGATCGGTGTAGCGGTGTTAGAGATATTTCACTCCGACGTATCTATTGACGAGCTATTCGTTGCCAATGCCATCGCTCGCTGGGCCAAAGTCTATTTCCCGAGACAAGTCTGTTATGACAAGTACACAACGGCCTCAATCGCCAAAAGGCTCGAAGTTAATGGAATCCAAATAACCGATATCTCAGGACAGAAGGGTTACCAGGCCTCCGGCGATCTTTACGAGGCTCTGGCTAACAAACGCCTGGTACATAGTGGCCAGGACGAGCTCGTTACACATATGGCGAACTGTGCAGCAAAAGAGAGCGACGCCTCCTGGAGAATCGTCCGCCGTAAATCTGCTGGACCGGTTGATATTGCGATCGGCTTAAGTATGGTTGTACACGTGCTAACCCAGCCAATGGGAGAGGCTAAAGTTTACGTTTAGACACGCGGCAGATAGCCGTACTTATGCTTGACATTATGGGAAAATGGCGGTTATGGGATTACTCCAAACTTTAGGCTTTAAGCAGGCTGAGAAACCGGCTATCGAAGCGCAATACGCTCCGGCAGTTATGGATACGACCTACGGGTACGGATCTTTTAACACTAATAGCTCCTTTGGATATAACGGTATTGGAATCGATCGCAACTTTGCTTTACAGGTTGCTTCCGTATCACGCTGTCGCAATTTAATCGCCGGCGTTATTTCATCGATTGATTTAGCGCTATATAAAAAATCAACTGGCGAAAAGTTAGGTAGCCCTGTTTGGCTTGAGCAACCTGATATTCGCCAACCGCGAAGCGTTACGATTAGTGCAACCATCGATAGTTTGATTTTTTATTCGGTGGCCTACTGGAGAGTGACCTCATTATATGCAGATGACGGCAGACCTTCGGGGTTCGAGTGGGTTGCTAATAACCGCGTTACATATACAACAAACCAATACGGCACCGAAGTAAAAGATTACTTTTTAGACGGTGAACTTGTACCGATGAGCGGTATTGGTTCGCTTGTAACTTTCCAATCATTACTACCTGGTGTATTACAAACAGCAAGTACAACTATTCGCGCTGCTTATGACATCCAGAAAGCGGCTGCCGTTAGTGCAGCTACTCCGATGCCTACGGGAATCCTAAAAAATAACGGCGCTGATTTACCTGAAACACAGATCCAAGGATTACTAGCTGCTTTCAAGAGCGCTCGTCAAAATCGATCAACGGCGTACCTGACTTCGACTTTAGATTACGTACCTACTTCATTCTCACCTAAAGATATGGCCTACAACGAGGCCTCCCAGTACTTGGCTACGGAGATCGCTCGCGCGATGAACGTACCTGCTTATTATATTTCTGCAGATATGAATAACTCGATGACATATCAAAATATTTTAGATGGTCGTAAAGAATTCGTTGCGTATTCATTACAACCTTACATAAGCGCCATTGAGGACCGCCTCAGTATGAATGACATCACCAATAGCCAAAATCAAGTGCGCTTTGCGGTAGACGACAGCTTCCTTCGTGTTGATGCAAAGGAACGCTTAGAAATTATCGAAAAGATGCTAACTCTAGATTTAATTAACGTCGATCAAGCCCGAGAGATGGAACAACTAACACCGCTAGGAGATACAAGTGCTACTAACGTTTAGCCAAGAGATCCAAGCCGCAGATACAGAGCGGCGTATCGTATCCGGACTCGTTGCACCATATGGCGAAGTCGGATTTACGAGCGCAGGCCCAGTCGTATTCGAGCGCGGCAGTATTTCAATTCCGGATGCAGCTAAAATTAAATTATTATCGCAGCATCAACAAGATAAGCCTGTAGGTCGCGCGATTTCATTCAGCGATTCAACCGAAGGCGTGTATGGGTCCTTTCGTTTAAGTATGAGCACCCGGGGACAGGACGCTCTTACCTTGGCACAGGAAAATCTCGTAAGTGGCTTATCCGTCGGAGTGGATGTAACCGCTTCGAAGCCAATGGGAGATTACCTGTTAGTAACGGCTGCGGTCCTCAAGGAAGTCAGCCTCGTCGAGAGTGCGGCTTTCTCCAGCGCATCCGTCACTGATATTGCTGCGGCCCGAGCTGCGCTCGAAGCTGCAACAAGTACCAAAGAGAAAACTACGGTGATTAATACGACCATCGTAGAAACCGAAACAGAAACCGAAAGCGAGGAAGCTGTGACTACAGCCCCAGAAAATACACCGGAGGAGACTCCGGTAGATACACCGGTCGAGGCTGAAAAAGTCGAAGCCGCTCGTAAGATCATTCGTCCCTCAGTATTGGATTCTCAGCGAGTCCGTACACCAATTACTTCTATGGCAACATACACAGAGCACAAGATCAAAGCTGCACTTGGCGATGACACTTCAAAGCTTTATGTAACTGCCGCAGATGATTCTTTTACAACAAATCCGGCTTTTAATCCGACCCAGTACCTCACAGAGTTTG